AACACAGTACTGAGTACTATTCTGAGGATAAACTAATGCTGTACCATTAATATTTGTACTAGTGGGCACAGGAGTGCCATTTGTCCATTGTATACTAGATGCATCTCCTGTCGTAGCCCATGTTAAAGCAAGACCCGCCCCTCGACTAATAGTACTAGTGGGAGCAGTAAGTGTAATAACTGGTCTAGTATAAACAGTAATTGTTTTACTAGCACTAGTAGAACCAGTAGCATTTGTAACTGTATACGTATATGTTGTTGCAACATTAGGACTCACACTAGTAGAACCACTAGATCCTGGGGTTGCAACCCCAGTCATACTATAACCGGTAATGTCGTATCCTCCTCCACTCCAGGTTAATGTAGTAGGATCACCAGACTGTGAATCTCCAACAATAATTGTATTATCTCCCTGAGGATCATTTGAAGTAAGACTCGCAGTTGGTAAAAGAAGATTAGTAATAACAGTTAATGTTATTGTAGCAGTGCCAGAAGCATTTGTTGCTGTAAATGTGTAATTATAACTTCCTGTAGAAGGAATTGTTGTTAAACTACCAGATGTGCCAGGATTAACAACAGCAGTCATTGTAGTGCTGTCAACACCAAGAGCTACAGCAGACGCACTCCATGTAAGAGTTATATCTTGACCTCTGTTAATAGTGTTATTAGTTCTATTTGAAACAAGAGTTATCGTTGGAGTATCATCTACAACAGTAACTACTACGCTTGTAGTACTTGTTCCAGTAGAATTAGTTGCTGTGTATGTATAAGTTGTTGTAGTTGAAGGGGCAGGATAATATACTCCGCTGTTTCCTGGAGTGGCAATAGGATTACTTACATTTCCAGCAGCATCAGTTGCAGTAAAAGTATTGGAAGTTATTCCTACACCAGTAGCAGAATATGTAATAGTTACATTTTGACTTTTGTAAATGCTAGTAATTGGAGTTCCTGAAGAATTAGTAGCAGTTATTGATACTGTTGGTGCATTTGCCTCTTCATATGAAACCTCAGCATATCCGTCATTTGTAAAAGATCCTGCGAATTGACCTCTACCCTTTACTGCACATGAACTTACATACGTAGTGTTATAATATCCGCCGCCACCTGTACCAGGATATCCAGATCCCTGATTACCAGATGGATTATTCGCACCACCAGCACCACCAGGGCATCCACCACCACCGCCTCCAGATCCTGCATTGTGTGATGTAGTGCCCATACCACCCTGGCCACCATTAGAGCCCGCATTAATATTTGTAGTTAAAGTATTGACGTAAACGGCGGATTGATTACCCGGATTACCAGCACCGCCACCAGCACCGCCGCCACCTGCTTCTAGTAATATAATAGTTCCATATTTAAATGCAGATGATCCACCGCCACCAGGACCACCACTTCTAGTACAAGTATATGTCCCATTTCCATCGCTACTTGGTGCAACACCACCTGGTCCACCATTATGATATCCAGCACCACCTAACGCACCCGGATCTTCAGCTCCACCAAGAACATAAAAATTGTTAGTACCTTTAAGTCCCTTCTGAAAACTAATAGTTTTTCCTGCCATGCTAGGGTCAAAAGATCCGGTCAACCATTGTCCATACTGTCCTCTATTATCCTGAGCAGGATTTCCGGTGGAGTAGTTAACACCACAACTATTGTTAACAGAACCATCCCAATAATCACGAGATCCAAGAGCTTTTCCTCCTCTTGCACCACGAATAGCAAAAGTAATGTTTATAGCATTACTTGGAATAGTAAAACTACCACTATTTGCGAAAGTTTGCGTAATTACTGTCATTAAATTTGCCTTACTTTTTGCCAGTTAGATTGCTGATTAATATCTACATTAATTGGCCAATCAGCTTTAATTTCCACAGGAATATCTATATCATTAATTTCATAAAGTTCACTCAAAATTTCAGTTTCTGGTGTTATAACAGGAACTTCATCTTTAAGTAATTCTTCCGACTCTTCAATAGCAAAGTTATCTGGAGTCCTATCAATTATTACAGTAGTAGTATCAGTATCTGTTGCAGATCCACCATTACCTACGGCAACAATAATGAAAGAAATCGATGCTGGTCCAATAGTATTATATGGTACAGTAATAGGAACACTACCATCTCTAACAGTATCACTATCGGGATCTGATGCTTGGTTGCTGGTTGCGGCAGTCCTAGTAATTGCAGTACCAGGGGCAGTAGTTCCGTTTGTGTAGGTATAGGTTGGTGTAATTGTAATACTACTGTCGGCATATTTAGTAGTATATGATATATTAAAATTCTCACCATAATCAACTTGACTAGGAGAAGTTATTGATGCAGTGGGAATTTGTCTTACCGTAATAGTAAGACAAGTTTCTGGGGATACTCCACCTGGACCAGAAAGAACTGCACAATATGTTATAGTGTCATCAGGACAATCTTGCTCCTGACTATCAGCGTTAGTATTAGTAAGAGGTCCTTGAGTCCAAGCAAGAGAAGCATAATCTCCCGCTGGGTCCCATTCAATTGTAGTACATTGACCAGCATTAAGAGTTAAACCATTAGTGGAACTTAGTGTAATAGTTGGCGGAACTAATACATCAATAAAAATTGTTCTAGTCGTCGTGCCAGCCGGACCATTAGCACTCAGAGTATATGTTGTTGGTACAGTAGGATTTACGGTTACTGTTTTTACAAAATTCTGGAAATTACTTGTAGATGCTTGAACTGTATTTCCAGGATAATCAACAATCAAGGTATTGACATCACCAAATACAACCCAACTCAGTGTAATGGAAGCGCCTGCAATAACTTGAATATTACTAGTATTACCATCCTCATCAGTTGCAGTAAAATTAGCACTAGGAGGAAGATATTGAATATGTCCGTCAATATACCTTTCACCAGAATCACTTAGAGTCAATACAATTTCAATACCAGCAGAAGCACATCTTGCAAGAAAATAATTATATGATGCTCGCACTGTGTCGAGATCCATCGAACCCGAAATATCGATCCAGATAGAAACAATCGTTCCATATGGAAGAGAACCAAAATTACAAATAGAGAACCAATCAGATCTAGATGCTGCACTACCGTTATCGCGATTAACAGTAATTGGTCCATATGCATTAGCATCACCAGGAAAATTAGTGGGAATATCAATACTACCACCACCACCCGGATCTAGAATGTAAAAAGATCTATATGGAAATGCTGTTCTAAATCCTCTACGACTATCAACAGCACCACCAACAACTGGAGGATTTTGTGCCCAAACAGCGTTTAAGTTTCCAAGATTATTATAATAACTACCACCAGTTTCATCAATGACAGATACACAAGTGACTAATTTTGCAAAATCTGCTTCAGAAATAGCATTCCTTTTTAAAATCAAAGGAGCTTCGGTAGGAAGAGCAGTTGACCTAATATAATAAATTCCTGGGTTTCTTGGGATAGGCATTTGTTAAAATTTAATAATATATTCTACAAGCATAAAAGGAGTAACCAATTCATCCAATTTCTCATCATCTTCGACATCAACATCAACACTAGCACTTACACCAGACATGTCAATTTGAACAGTTGGGTGTGAATACGTAAATGTTTGAGCATACGATGTAGGTCTAGTAATATTATGTTTATGAATAGATTCTCTATTCCATGGTTCAGAAAAATCTAACTGATTTCCTGCTCCACTATTTGCAAGTCTTTGATCAGAATCTTTACCACCAGAAGTAGCTACTGAGTGTTGACCAGTATAATTAAGAAATTTTTGACTTGAATTATGTGCATGACCCTGAAAATTTTCAATATTTAACTGAGTCTCGGATGTGGACCTTTCTAGATTATATTTTGGAGTACCAAGCATAGTAATAGGTCCACTAGAATCTAACTCCATATTACCAACAAATTGAGAAGTAATTCTACTACCAAAATTACTTACAATTTCTACTTGTGGACCAACTCTATTAGTAATAGGAGCACCCGCCAATTCTCTCTCGATAGTAGTATTTCTGTATAGTCCTGTTCCTCTACCACCAATAATTACTTTAGATCCCAAATCAGGAAGTTGGAACTGTCCCAGATCTCCAGTTCCTAAATCAGGATCTCTAATAATCGCACCTTCTTTTGCAAATCTAGTGTCAGTTCCAACACCCAAAATTTCAGATAAATGCCTATAATCTCTAGCATTGTATATGCTACCATCACACCTTAAATAACCAGCAGGGATTATATTTTTAAAATTTGTTGCTGTAGGATCATTAACAAGTCCTAACCCAGGAGTAGAATGCACTAAAATTTGTCCAGCACATCCACCATATCTTGCTCTCTCGTTTGTATAATTTGCCATTTTAATATGCTCTAATGATGTACACACATGTTAAAGAAGGTTGTGATGTATTCATATTAATTTGTAATGCCCCAGCATTACTAACATTGTCCAATTCAGTTTCTAGTGGAATACTTAATACAGAATTAAGTCTAGTTTGTGGTTTTAAACTTCCTTGATCGTATACAACACTAAATGGATCGTGTGCATGTGCTTGTAGTTTAGTATCAAGAAACTCATTTGCATCATTACTAACAAATGTTGAATATGCACCTGCTGCTGGTGTATCAGGATAATAGTTTCTCTGGAACTGTGGAATTTCAATATCCTGTCCACCTAATCCGTATTGAATTACATCGCTTTGCTCTAATTCAGGTCTTCCAGTTACAGGAGTAGATGGCAATGGTCTCCATTCTCCCCAGTTTGCAACAGGTGTATGTGTTAATACTTGTGGAGATAAATTAACCGGAGGATTTTCTGAGTTAGCTCTGCCAAGAGTTCTGCCAAAATCACCACTTCCAAACCCACTATAACTATTTAAAGATGTAATATCTTGATTAGCATTCTCCAATTTAAAACCTTCTTTATAGACACCCCTTAAAGAGAATCGAACATAATCAACTTGACCATCGCCACCTACTGCTTGTCTTTCGTCATATGCTGCATAACTAAATTTGAGCGACATATTACTATAAGGAATAACACCAAGTCCCGGTTGGTTTTTAGGATTTGCTTGAATAGTTTCGTAAATACCTGGGTGAGAATGATTAGAAACGTGTTGATGTCCTAATTTTCTTCCACCAATGTAAACTACTTTTTCACCTTCTCCAGGAACAATTGTATTTCCAGAGATCGCACCTGCATATCCATCTCGTTGACTTTGAGGCAGCTCAAAGTCAACATTGGTAATAACATCATTAAAAACTTGTTGAACACCTAGATCCGAGTTGGGACCAATATATGGTCCAATCAAACCTGCAGCGTCTGGATCTAAATCAATAGCCTTACCTGTTCCACTAGCACCAAAATAAGCTTGTTCAAGATCCATTAGAGATCTCCCAGACAGAAGATCCGGTAGCTTAAACTGACCTGTATATGCTGGAAATGCTCCTCCTAAATTGGAAGCACCAGCATTATATGTGTCTCCAATTGTTTGAACTAACAATGGATAATCTTTTGCATCAGGTAAGCTACCATCACAAACGATCCACCCATCTGGAATACCAGATAGGGGACCACTCCAAGGGATGATACTGCCGATAACAGCAGCCCTCATTTGTCTAGTAGATTGATAGAAACTCATTTCCTTAAATGTCCATTAGATACCAACCAACAACACTAGATGGAGCAGCATTAACTGTACCGCCATCTGGAGTAACTGATCCAGCGTAAACTAATCCGAAGGATGCACGAGGTGTTTGAATAACTAGTTCACCACCATTGTGCCCTGCGAGATTGGAAGGTGCGATTCCAGTCAACATAGCAGTTCCAGTATTTGAAATATCACCCTGAACCTTAATGTTATCTCCTGCTCTTACAACCATTGATACGTTGTGAGTTAATGCACCACCTATATCTATAATACGAATCATATCGCCCATTAGAGCATCTGCAGGTAGTTTAATTAATGTATTAGATCCAGCGTTAACAAAGTAATTAACATTCGATTGTGCTTCAAGAACAGAGTTTGCTGTATATAACCACTTACGACCACCAGTTTGTGAGATATAATCATTAATTCCAGCAACAGTGACCGAACCGTCATTATCAACACCAAAGATTTCATTTCCACCGGAGTTAATTGTTAAATCTCCACCATTAATTGTTACATCAGCATCCTCGTTATAGTCCCATCCAGCAGGTGTATCAACACCAAAGTATTGACCAATAACAACAGGACCACCAAACGATGATTGTCCAGTACCAAATGCAGAGAATGAACCGTATACAGTAAAGTCTCCTGAAGAATTATTAAATGTTAATCTTGGAGTTCCTTGATCAGCAGTACCATCAAGATTTTTACCAAAAATATTGATACTTCCTGTGCTATACATGCTTCCAGTTGCTGTATCAACCTGGAAAGTAACAACCTCTGATACAGTATCATTACCACCATTAGAGAGAGTTAAGAACTCAGTAAGATCCTGTGGTGTTAACTTAAATAGTTGACTATCAACAAAAGGTGGTGAGGAAACAGACGAACCTATGTTAGCAGGGAATGTAGATCCTCTCAGGGTAATTGTGTTGTTTGTTGTTAAAGATCCTTGAGTAATCGTATTGCCAGTTATCGAATCAACAGTAAACTTATTAAATCCAGAACCAGCAAGGATATCACCAAAGATGTAGGTATCACCAGTTGTAGATTCAACCTTGAATACTTCAGCAGCAGGAGTACCACCGTCATTAACACTCAAAGATTGTGGTGATGTTGAAATTAAAGACTCAACAGATACAAATTCCAGAGCAGATAGTCTGAGGAAGTCGCGGGTAGAAATAGTTCCACCAAATTCAGCAACACCAATGTTAACGTCAGCAGAACCAGAGCCAATACCAGTACGAGGTTCATCTAGTTCCTCACTGTCATCAAGGTCAGAACCTGTGATGAAAGAAGCATTACTTTGCTTAATTAGTTTAGCAATAACACAACCATCTGGATGATCTGTATAAGAACCGCTTCCTTCAGAACCTCTAGCAACAATTAATCTAAATCCATTAGGATCAGATGGGTTAGCAATATTGGCAATACCAATGATACGAAGAATCTCACTCTTCGCTTCATCTCTTAATCCGGTAATGATATTTCCACCAGCACCAATACTGTCGGGAGAAGATGCATTCGCTCTATCAAGCAATAGAAGATCGCCAACTTGGAAATCACCAATAATAGGTTGTGTAATTGGTAGGAAGTAATTAGAACCCGCTGCATTAGTGCCATTTACTTGGAATGTAAGATCTCCACCACCACCAGCACCCAACTGAGTATCAGTAATAGTAAGAGTTTCATCATTAGCATATCCTTCACCAGGACTTTCAATAGTAATATCAATAGTATAATCAAATCTAACAATAATAGTGAATGTTGCACCCGAACCTACTCCATCACTAGTTGTATCCAGGAAGGAGTATGTTCCTGGTGTTCTACTGTTAGCACCATTATTAACTAAGTTATCAATGGAAGAAATTTGACCACCAGCAACCAAGAATGCCGTAGATCCCCATTGTGATACACCAGCGGTATCAATGAATCTACCAGTATCTTCATACTTATAGAAGTCAATGTTTGGATTTTGGACACCACCAACCTGATGAGGAACAATAGTAGTTCCAAACTTACCTCTACCAATCTTAATAATGCCAGCATTTAGACCACCATCTAGTCTAATATTACCTTCAACAATTGTAGAAGCAAGAACATTTAGGGTGTTTCTGATGAATGTAGTACCACCAGTAGAACCTAGTGTGAATGTTGTCGCATTGGTTGCAAGGTTAACTGTGTTAGTCTGGTCTCCGTCGAAGAGATTAACAACTCTTGTTTGTGTATAAAGTCGGCAGCTGCTAGTTCCTGCACCATATCCAGTACCAATCTCAAGATTACCAGCAAGTCCCGTGTAGAATGTGCCAATCTTAGTGTACGATGTAGCATCTGCTTGAGTTGCCCACGCACCACCAAGTGTAATCCTACACTCAGAAGTTGCATCCTCGCTTACAGTAGCAATATCAACGGTTGCATTATCAGTGTTTCTGTGAATCTTAAGAACACCATTTGTGACTGCCTCACCAACTAGAATTGTTTGTCTAGGAGAAGAATTACCAAGAGCAATGTTTTGATTGCCAGTGGAATTATTCATCAAATTCAGGATTGTGCCATCACCTGCCCAGTTAAGAACAGTAGCAGTTTGATTGATGAAGTTGAACGCAGTATTTGTGGTGGTAATATCCCCACCATTAACTTCAATATCGCTCGTAAATTCTACATCGCCTGTAAATCTACCAGTACCAACAACAACTAGATTTCTATCTAGATTCTTAAATGGGTTAACAGTATCATTAACAGCAGTATTAACACCAAGTCTGCCACCATTAGTGGTCATGACTCTCAACGTTGAGTTATCACTTGGATTTGCACTATCACCACCAACTAAGAATGCATTATCCTGATCAGTCTCTACATGAATAATACTAGTTTCAGTTAAGTAAGATAAGATCTTCTTGCCGCTAATAAATGTATTACCAACAACATCTAAGTTTGCTCGTGGTTCAGTTTCAGTAGATATAAATGCATTTTGTGATGCAGCATGATCCGAGCGAGCAATGGTATTAATACCTAACTTATAATCGCCAATAGTTTCAGTTTCCGTTCTAAGTGTCTCAGCACCAATAACACCCTGTTCTTTCCAAGAAGAATTAGAGAAGTCAACACTAGGATTAGTTCCTACAGGAGCAGAACTCAGAACACCACCAGCACCATTCCAACTTAATGTTTCAATGGTAATGTTGTCATTAACTTGGAAGTGAACGTAATTATTTGCAGGGTCAAATGCATCACCATTAGGACTGAATACTGTCCAAACATTAGTCAGTCTAGAATCAATATAATCATTGAGTCTAATTTGTGATCCAGAAGTAATGCCAATAGCAGAGTTTGCAACATTAACACCATTCTGATCTTTGAATATCAACTTAACTACGTTAGTTCCATCAAAATTAATCGTAAAGATGTTGTTGTTGGGAATCTGAGTGAAGTAGTTGGAGAAGATCCAACCAAGTGAACCTGACTTACCAATTTCTTTTCCTTTGAAAAGAACATCACCTGCTTTAGCAGCAACACCACCAAAATCAACAAATTGATTAGCAAGTAATCGATTTCCATTTTGAGCAACTAAATTGCTGTTGTTTGGAGAGATGTTGGAAGGAACACCGTTAGTGATATGAGTCTTAAACTCATATCCTTGACCCTTTCCTCTCGGATTGAATGCAAAGATAGCAGCATTAACTCTGTTCTTACTGATTCTAATATCACCAAGTGTTGGAGGAGCAAAGTTAGTCCTATCAAGAGACTCATCTTGCTCATCACCAGTTACAGGATCAACGGAAGATACATTGGAACGAATAATTAACGAATCTCTAACTTCAGTTAGGTCATTATCCTGAACAGAAATAATTAGAGGAGACTGGAATACGTTTTGTTGTGAACCATCACCACCAACAACTGTAATATTTTGGTTGAACGTTACAGGAGTATCAAATGATGTAACTAGATTACCGATATCCTCATCATCGTCTTCACTACCACGTAATGTTGCAGACTCAAGGAATGTTTCTACACCAGTAATAGCATTGATTTTTCTATTACCAATGTAAAGATCACCGTTAGAGTTTAGACCCGTGTAGAAGACGATACCACCGTCTTGTTTCTTACTTTGGGCGTAGAAGTCCTCAGTAGGTGAAAGGACGACTTCCTGACGCGCTGGGAGACCTGTGGAGTAGTTTCCTGGACCGAATCCAAGATACTCAAACGTGTGATTACCAGCACGAGCAATAGAAGGTCTTCTAAGTTCAACATAATAACGTTGATCTGTTAGAACTGTGCTATCACCAGCAATTGGAATCTTACGATCTTCAGAACCAGAAGTTGCATTACCTACCTGTGCTTCAATCGCATTAGAAATATAATTATTTTCGTTAAATGCAGGTTGATCAATTAGATCTTCAACTAATTCTCTAGTAACAGAGTTCTTGTAGTCATTAGTTGTAACAAGACCATGAACATAGTTATCAGCAGCACAGAATGTAGGTGGTGGATCTAATAACTGAGAAGCAACATTAAGTTCTTCTGCAGTAGTACCATTTTTCTGGAACCACAATGGATCGTTCTTATAATCTAGAGGGTAAAGACTGCTAACTGGTTGTGAGAATCTAAACTTCTTAAAGTTTTCTGCAACACCAGCACCAGTTGGGAATGGTGAAACATTACCGCGTAAGCAAGAAAGATAATAGACGCCATCTTGCTGACCAGAAATTCTACGCTGTAGAGTTTCATAACTGAAGACATAGAATGTATCTTCAATAACACCAGCATCCTCAACGCTATCAACATAATACTCAATACCAGCATCATCCTGAATACGATCACCAGGAGTGATAGTATAAACATTAGAACCGTTTTGCTTGTAAAAATATTGGGGATAATTTTTCGCGATTAGTGTTTTTAGAGGTAGCGATTTGCCCATATCCTGGTCTTCCAGCATATCAGCAAACGTGCTTCCCTGCTCAAATCTAGTGTTATAATACTCACTAAACTCTAGTTTACCACCACGAACATTCTTGATGATAAGGTAATGCTGACCACCAACTGTGTAATATGCGTGGATATTAGCAAGACCAGAAGAATTACCGGTCCACTGAACTTGGTTAGCAACAACGCTAGCAGTTTTATTAACTGTCCACTCACCACCTTGAGGTGCAGAAATTTTAACCGTTGTGAAAGATTCGTTTCTAAGACCAGAGAAATTGAGAGTATCAATAGCGTGATCAAATAATGTAAGTTCTAGATACTTAAGGTTTGGATCTAAAATGTCCTCAACATAACGTCCAGATTGAATTGTCGCTTGAATACCAGAAGAGAATTTAGCAAACATGCGGTACTCAAGACCGGAACCAGCAACTTTTTTGTATGGGTCATACTTATCACCAAGTGTAAGACTTTGTGCATCATATTCTGCTTGAGTAAATCCAATAAATTCACCAGGATTACGTTTGTTTTCAAAACGAGCACCATATACTGTTCCGGCAACAGGTTTCAGTAAAACTTTTTGTGGTACTAACTTACGAGTGTCATCAGTTCTTGTCTTAATAACAAATCCGTTGATAGGATCTCTTGCATTCTCAAGATACTTAGGAATGACATAACGTAGTTTGTATGTTCTGTCATCAGCACCGCGATCATCTTCCAAACGTGTGAACCACATATCAGTGGATCTTGGACGGTCAGAGTAATCAGACTGCTGCATTCTCCAGAAAATATTTTCTTCTCTGATGTTCTGTGCAATAGAAGAAGAACCTTCATCAACACAACGTACAAACCACTTACCAGTTGTTGTAATACCGTTAGAGAATGCAGGATCATATGCAAATGGTGCTCTTCTCTTGTTAGAGAATACTTGGAAAGTTTGTGTTTGACCAGATGTAAATGTAATTGGGTTTACATTATTGATAGCATCAGCATGAGTTTTGTGAATTGTAATTACAGAATCATTCTGATAACGTGCATAAAATTCTTTGTTTGGATCAATTCTACCAAAATTTGCATCCTGAGAATTTTGTATTGCAACATCAGCATCTGATGCATATGTTGTAGAAACCAACGGAATTCTACCGCCATCAAGATCTCTAAAGAATACTTTCTGCGGTGTTACAGAAGCAAATGGGGTATCAAAGATGTGTGATACATCTGTTTGAATACCAGCATTAATAGAATTAGTTAACTTAGTTTTGTAGTTGTGTAGATCATACTTCTCATCGAGAATAAACTGATAGATATCAATCTCAACATTAGCATCGATAGACTCAGACTCAGAAGCATAGATGTAAATACCTGCTGCAGCATTCTCTCTTGAGGTTGCGAGCATTAGTTTTGTTTGATCACTACCATTAAAGAATGTAGTGGTGCTGTAATCTTCTGGTTGTGTTCTTCTACCAGGAGAAATTACATAGTATGTTCTGTTAGTTTCAAATCCATTAGGTAGTCTAACAAGACGCTTATCAACATCAACGTATTGACCTTTAGCAACATCAAAACGAGGACGTGGAACCAATCTTACTGGTGTTCCTGTCTCAAAGTCGTGTGGATTAGAAGCACCAACACCAGAAGTGTTGATTGTAAATACAGTTGCTCTAGAAGCAAAGGCACTAATGCTTGCTGTCTGTTCTTGTCTATCAACAGATCCAACACCACTATTGATAATAGTTGTGATATTTCCAATTAAAGTTCCAATTGCATCTGCAGTTCCTGCACATTCTCTCTGAGTAGGAGAGGTCAAAGTATCCTGAAGAACGTTTGGATCAGTCTTAGGCAAAGTATCTGCCCACTGACCATTAGGTAAGACAAAGTATAGATCTATAGAACCACTTGTTTGATTTGCATTAATTGTATTTCCAGTATCAAATCTAGAATTAACAACACCAAGTTCAATTTGAGTGCTACTTACAATTCTCTTAACAAATGTATCTTGGGGAATAGTATTATAATCTGGAGTAGCTCCAGATTGGAGAAGACCATCAACATATGCAGGAGCAGTAGGATTAGTATTATCATACGCACCAACAGTCATACCGATTAGAATACCACGAGTATCGTTAATGTTAACGATCGCAGAACCAGCAGTTGTAGAGCAATTGAATGCAAGAACATCGAAGTTTCTCATGGCAGCAGTTGCCATCTGTCCGACATAGTTCCATGCATCGATGGTCTCTGTCTTCTCGCCGTCGATATACTCTAGTTGATTGCCAACATAGTATGCTTCACCTGCCTGGACAGAGTTGATATTACCACCAAGTCTAAGGTCGGATACAACAGCGTCAACAATATAAGATACATCACGGAAACACTTAGATACTGATGCATCAGTAGTGAATGAACCACGATTAAGAACCGGCAGTTCAGATAGACTTGCTAATGTAATTGCATCGTTTGCAATATCAAACAAAGTTTCAATAGTAGAACGCACGTTAGCACAATCCCACTCACCATTGTTTAGAGTTGGCAATATACCTGTGTTTATATTTCCTGTAGTAACAGCATCACATACAATACTAATCAGTGTATTGATAGTAGAAACAACGTCAGAACAATTACCTGCTTGATATCCTTGGTTTACACCATTTTGAATCAGGTTTTGTGGTTGTACAGGAGCAGTTCTTGTGATACCACTGATACTACCAACACCACCACTATCGGTTCCAATTGCTTGGATAATAGTGTCTAGATTAGATTGAGTTGCACTGATAACAGATACACATGTAGGAGAATCCCAGTCAGTAGTAACAGTGTTGTCAACATACTGAATTCTAGAATTACCAGCACTACTATTGATTACCTCATTTCTAATGATAGAAGGAACAAGATTCTTAATTTGTGTAAAGACTTCTGCTGCTTCAGTACGCTCAGGATCAATAAAGGTTGCTGCAGAAATACCATAGTGAATGCAATCTGCAGCTGCAGATACAAATGTATGTGCTGATTGTGGGAGATGCTTAACAGCGTCTGCAGCAGCAGTGATGAATGTATGTGCTACACCAGCAGCAGATCCTGCACCACCAACGTTAACAGTGATTGTGGTGGCACTGACAGCAGTGATAGCAATAGACTTACCTGCCCAAGGATCTTGACCAGGACGTGGATAAGTTTTTTGCTCTACATTACCATCTTGATCACATGTAAAGGTTAATGAATTGTCTGCAAGAACAATACCCTCAGTAGCACTCAACGTATGAGCACCAATGGTGATTTCCATATCACCTGTCGTGGAGTTGTATACTGCGTTAGTTGGAGTCCAGAACTGGTTTGCTTGAGATGCGCCAACATTAACTGTAATGGTTGATGCATCAACTGCAGTAATCTGCATCCACTGACCAGCATAAGGATCGTCAGCACTTGGTGATGCATGTTGTGTCTGGTTGCCATCCATAGAACATGTAAAGACGACACCATTAGTATCAACTTTAATGTATCCACCCTGTGCCATATCATGACCAGGAATAGTGAATACAGACAGTCCAGTTGCTGGATCATATGATACAGTTGTAGGAGTAAAATCCTTTCTTCTCTTACTAGGACCAAAGTAAGGCATTACATTGGTAGTGTAAATCTCTGCAGAATCATAAGTTTTAGCGTTTCCACCAAACTTAACGTCATACATGACTTCTTCTAAGATACTGTAAACATCATCTAGACAGTCTTGCTTAGTGTTTGTTGCTTGAGGAACGTATCCAGGATATGCTGCTTGCATACGAAGATATGCTTCTTCTGCAATATATTCCTTGTTCTTAAGAACAAGGTTGTATGCATCTGCATTCATATCAGATACAATTGCAGGATCACCAGTAGTATCAAGAGTGATAGTCTGGTCCCAATAGTATAGTTGGTTGTTAACTGCTAGGTTGATAGCATCAGCAGCACGTTTGAAAGCAACGATACCCTCAAACTCTTCATTAAGTAAACCATTAGCAATTGGAAGACCGAATCTATTAAAGTATGCTTTGGCAGCAGCAATAGAATAAGCATTACCACCAAACCAGAGATCTTGCTGTACAGCATCAACAATATGTCCGATATCTCTACGGCACTTAACCTCACCAGTAGTAAGAGTCCTAACTGTTGGAGTTACATAGTTTGGATTACTAGGGGAAGAAAGACTTAATACATTACCATCACTAATAACTTGAGTGATAATAGATGTTAAAGATGCTATAGCATTCTGAACATCAGAACAAGCATTTGCATCTGTGTTTGTAAGATCTCCATTGCCATCGCCATAGACAGCTTCACCACCACTTACAGTTGTATCTTGATAACCAGATGATAGTTGGTTGGAAACAGCATCTTGCAAGTAATCTCTAACAGCATTAAAACCAGCAATACTTTGGAGTTCTTCGCCTTGAAGACCACCCACTACCCAATTGCCAGCGTTGTCAAAATACTTGTTAATAAATGCCCTAGTCCAAGCATTACCACCAAGGAAAATATCCATTCCAATAGCATCAATAAAGAAACCTAAGTCTCTACTACACTTGGCACTGTTATTACCTGGGAATGTAAATGTTGGGTATAATGTTTGGATTTGTCCGACAGCATATGCTTGTGCATCTGCTTTATTACGACGGATAAATCTGTATGCAGTCTTAAATCTAGAAGTTGCAGACTCTGCAGGATCACCAGGAAATGTGAAGAATGGAGATGCATCATAAGTAGATATCTCTGCCAATGCATTATCAAGAATATAATCTTTGTTAAATTCAATTAGATTGTAAGTAGTCTTATATCTCTTAGCATCTTTGTTAGCTAAGTCAATTGTTACACCGTCTGTTGTATCACCATCAATTTCTGCCTGAGAACCTGTCTTGCCATTTGTGACAGAACCACTGGGAACATTAGTCTTAAGTGATAAGTCTGGTGCAGAACCACTAGGATCATAAATGTCTGCCTTGACTGATAGTAGGTTAGCAATTGCTTGCTTACTATAATCACGAGCTCTATTAAATGCCCAAAGTAAATCTTCCTGTTCGCCATTATACTTAGAAAGAGATCCATCCCCAGCAAAGTATGATTGAATTAATGTAATAGTATTATAGTTTCCACCGTCTCTAAGATCTTCTGCAACTGCATCAACCATCTCACCGATGTCTACAGAAGAAATAGTAGCAGTAGGATTATACTGAGATAAGGAAGCAACAGTTAAAGTAATAATTTCTTGTCTATTATTAACAATTAAATTACGAGCATCAAAGTATCTGTTTGCTTGAGGATCGCGACCAGGATTAACATAAGAAATGTTCTGGAGTCTTGGATACTTCTCTAAGATATAACCGAAGACTTCCTCTTGAATCATGCGACGGTTGCTTTCAATTAAGTTAGCAGCATCAGCATAAGTGCTATTGATTGAGAATCCAGATGGATTAAGAATAGAAGGAGCAGCAATATACTTAACAAAACCAGTTGGTTCTAATTGTACATTAAACTCTTCAGTACCACCTGCGACTGCCGGATCTAATTTAACATATAGTTTTTCGCCAGACTTTGCACCAACTCTATAACCACTAATAGTTACAGCAGGACGATTGATTGGATCAGTGATGTCATTACTACCAAGATATAACTTAGTAAAGTTGTTGGGATCTTGAATAGATCCCTGAATATCAATAGTATAGTATTGAGTTCTTTTGAAATTAGCAGAACCAGTTTCAACTTGCTTAGGAGGAATAATATCCGTAAGGAAACCACCTTTATCCTGGTTAAATGCAAATCCTTTGAAACCAATCGCATGGAGTGATGTATTACCGAAGTTAGAGTTCGAGTTTGTGATGGACATATCACCACCACTTTCCATTAGGAAGTGATCAGCAAAACCAACAGCGAAGATAGAAACGTTCTGGATGAATGCATCATCCGAAGCACGAACGTGGAAGTTTCTCCATTCATCCTTCCAATAAGAATCACCCTTAGCGTGATAAGGAACAGTAGCAAATGCGTCTACTAGTGATGCTTGGTTCCAGGTGTTAGAATACTCATCATAACGGATGAATGCTCTGTCATCCTTCTGCAACGAAACGCCCGTATACTGAGCTATGACCATTGACTTGAATCCAGTCGCCTTCAGACCGTTCGCCCAGATACCACAAATACCCCACGTAGAGCGGATAGAGCAGTTAAAGACATAAGGAGAGGCAGACTCTACACTATCAACTTCAGCGAGCGTCTGAGCGTTCTGACCGAGTGCTGGAGTGGTATCCACACTAACAGTTTGACCCGAAGCAATACCGGTGCCAATTGCACTGACAACTTCAGCAACTTCGTAAGTAAGTTTACGTGGATCATTCTGATCGATAGACTTAATTGGGAAGATACCTTCAAGAACGGTATCGATATCAGTGTTTGAGATAGCAACAAACTGACCAGCAAAGTATCCGTGGTCTACCTTAGTTGTTACTTCAATTTCCGATGTAGATGCAGCAATGCTAGGAATAGTTGTAGCATCGTTGAGTGTTAATGACTCAATAACTCTAGAGTCAGATAGAGGACCAACGATACGGTTCTCTTGTACTCTAAAGTCAAATTCACCTGGGTCATCAATTGTTGGTTGGTAATCAGAGAAACCTTTAGCAATCTTTCTGTAGAATAGCGACAGCTCTTCTGTGTCTGCGTATTCAAATACAGTTAGTTTGTGGTGGGAATAGTTAGGAGCAGTCTTTCTAGTAAAATCATTAGGATCATAGTATACCTCACCAGTGCCATCAATATTATTATAGAGAGGAGATTCTGCAGTAGTTTGACCATCCTTGATAGTGAACTGCCAGAAATAACAACCACCTGTTACGTTAAAGATTGCAGAACGAGGAACAGTTACTGATGCAGGGTCAGGAACATATAGAGGACGAACAACGGTACGACGGAGGTCATAACCTACAAGAGATGAACCCCTAGGGATGATAGCACCACCCTCAGTGTTGTTAAATTTATAAAGGACGTTATCAGGGTTGGAGATATCAAGAATCGAGTTATCAGTCCACTCGTTATTTGCTTGATCAAATCCAAATACATCAATACCAGTAGTACCTACAAGACCAGGACGGTTATCAATGTAGTGAATACCAGGCATCAGCATGATGCTGAATTGGTCAAACCTATCATTCTGGAAACCAGGTAGATATGAGTACCTTGCAATCTCTAGAAAAGCACGTTGGATGCTCTTGAATGGTGTTACCGGTGAGTTACCTCTATTAGATAACGCATCTGTAGCGTTGAAATCATCAGGAGAAACATAAAGATACTTACCAGTTTTGCTGCTGATAAGGTTATCCAGACGTGTTAATGGCATGA